AAATGTGATCTTTTAGCATTGGGTGGCAATATATTTCTTATGCCTATGCATGTTTTTGCCAATCGGAAAGATTTGCGCGCCATGGTGACGCGTAAAGATCCGAACCTATTAAATTCCACTTTTAGAGCAGTCATTAGTGTAGAACATATCATGCCGATCGAAGGTAAAGATTTGTGTCTCGTATATATTGCATCAGGTGGTATTTTTTCTGATATTAGACATCTATTTCCTGACAGTATTACTGCATCGGGCTCTGGACATTTTTTATATAGAAATGCTGATGGATCTTTGAATTCTGATGATATTAGAATTACATACACCAAAAATTCTCTTTCTGGAGGACCTGGTTATGATTATACTCTACCTTATAATACCTTCACCGGTTTGTGTATGGGTGTCGTTGTTGCTAAGTTTGCCAAGACTTGTGTAGCTGGTGTTCATTTGAGAGGTATCCCCAATACTCCAACTGGGAAAGCTCTCATCGTGACTAGGACTGAAATTTTACATGCCTGGGATAAGGCTCAAGCTAAATGGATTGGGGCTTTTCCATCTGTTGTTAATGGCACTTTTCCTAAAGAACGTTACGAAAAACAAGTTTTGAGTTCTTTTGATATCCATGTGAAGTCTCCTATTAATTTTATGCCGTTAGGTAGTAATGTAGAGTTTTTAGGTCAAGATGGAAAAAGGATTTCACATACTAAGAGTAAAGTAAGACAGACTCCAATTTCTGATATTGTTACACGTGTCACAGGTGTTTCAAATAGTTTTGGCCCGCCGAAATTTCACAGATATAAAATGTGGCAAGCATCTTTAGCTCATTCTGCTAATCCAAGTCCTGGCATTGAAGGTTCTTTGCTAACTAAGGCCTATACGGATTATGTGGAGGGTTTCATAGAAGTTATAAAAGCTGAACAATTTAGATCGTGGACTTACTCAGAATTACATCCATTATCTGAGATGGAAACTCTTTGTGGAGTTGATGGTAAACGTTTTATTGACGCTATGCCTAAAGGAACTTCGAAAGGATATCCTCTGTCTGGACCTAAACGGGACATGATAGAATTGTTGGATCCCTTAGATTATCCTGGTTTCCAGTGTCCAGCTAGTGCCCACCCTATGGTACTTGAAGAAATTTCTCGAATGGAAGAGTGTTTATTAAATGGAGAACGATGTTACTCTATTTTTAAGGCTTGTGTTAAAGATGAACCTACAAAGGTGGATAAAGACAAAGTTCGCGTATTTCAAGCTGCTGATTGGGCAACACAGATGATGATTCGTAAATATTATTTGCCTATTGCACGCATCATTTCTTTATTTCCGTTAGTTTCTGAGTGCGCCGTTGGAGTTAATGCTCAAGGTCCTGAATGGGATCAGTTGGCTAAATATATGTCAAAACACGGTGTTGAACGGATTTTAGCAGGAGATTATAGCAAGTATGATTTGCGTATGCCTGCTCAGCTAATAAATGCTGCCTTTGCCGCTCTTATAGAAATTGCGCGCAGATGTGGTAATTATACCGAGCGAGATATTATTGTAATGCGAGGATTGGCCACTGAAGTAGCCTATTCTTGTGTTGCATATAATGGAGATATTATCATCCATAAGGGTTCTAATCCATCGGGTCAGAATTTGACAGTATATATTAATTGTATTGTCAATTCCCTGCAATTGAGATGTGCATATTTTCACCTATGGCCAGTCAGTAGCGGCAAACCACTTCCTTTCCGAGACGTATGTTCAATTATGACGTATGGTGATGATGTAAAGGGTTCTGTTAAAGAAGGTTACGATTGGTTTAATCATATATCTTATGCAGCTTTTCTTAAAGCTCGAGATATGGTTTTCACTATGCCAGATAAGGAATCTGAGCCTACTACGTATATGAATGATAATGAAGCAGATTTTTTGAAGCGACACAATATTTATAATGTGGATACGGGACTAATACACGGTGCCTTAGATGAAGAATCCATTTTTAAGAGTTTGCATACCGTCTTAGAGTCGAAGGTTGTTTCTTTGGAAGATCAATCTGCCGGCAACATAGATGGTGCACTAAGAGAATGGTGGCAACACGGTAAAAAAGTTTATGAACTTCGCCGTGAACAGATGAAAAAAGTAGCTTTTGAAGCGGGTTTAACGCCTGCGTGTAAGATGCTTACTGAAAGTTATGAAGATCGCCTTAAACATTTTAGGACCCGCTATTTGGGTGAAGATGATGAAATAGGCGAAGGTTCTTCCCAAGAAGATACTTTTGTGTCTGTGGTAGGGGGAGATTGGGATCTTACCGAATAGATTCCTCCGTCCTCAATAGACGTAAAATATTGACTCCGGAACTATTCGTAGTATAAGTTTAAAATAGTCGTGTATATATGGATTACTGCATATTTTGTAATTTACATGTTTGTATAATTTATGTGAGCTTTGTACATGTAGATATCCTACCCTTAGGATACCAGTTTTTACTGGGGGATTTGTCAACCGACAAAACATTGTCGCATGCTAGTGCAGTGGGTGCTGCCTAGACGTGTTGTTTAATAAAATTACCTACTTCACTTGAAAATAATAATGAAAATACAACAGGAGCCGTGTACTCCGAGCGCAAAATTGATTCGCTCACAACTCACGAAAACGTCGCCTTTGTTGATGGTGACACACCTTGGGAAATGTCTATACCCGCCAATCCTGATTCAACATATAACTTGTCCAATTTTAGTGATGCCGAGTTGGGAGACTTTTTATCCCGACCGATCAAGATCGCATCGTATACATGGACACCATTGCAAGCGGTCTTGTTCGAAACATTCAATCCGTGGACGTTGTTTTTCAGCAATGTTGACGTTCTTGATAAACTTCGCCGTTACCGCAATTTGCGCTCTCATCTTCGCTTAAAAGTTTTGATTAACGGTAATCCCTTCTATTATGGTAGGGCATTGCTTTCATACAATCCTTATTTGGTCAGTGATGATGTCACAATTTCTAGGGCATTTTTTGAAGCAGACATGGTAGAACAATCACAGCGTCCCCACATATTGATTGACCCTACCTCATCACAGGGAGGTGAGATGTTTCTTCCTTTTATATGGCCGGAGAATTATTTAGATATTACTACAGCCGGTTGGGCATCTACTATGGGAGAATGTACATTGGCAAATTTCGGTATGTTACGTCACGCTAACGCCGGAACTGATCCCATTACCATTTCTATTTATGCTTGGACTGAAGGATTGTCTCTTTCGGTTCCAACCACAAATACTGTGGCCAGTCCTCAATCTGGTGTATCAGATAGGCCTTTGGATGATTTTGGTTTTCCCAAGCCTTATTATCCTCAGGCACAAATGAAGAACAAAAACACTAAAAAGAAGGGAAATAATGCTTCTTCTAATGATGAGTTCACACATGACGGTTTGATTAGTAAACCTGCTTCTGCTATTGCTAAAGCTGCCGACATGTTGTCTATGATTCCTATTTTAGCTCCTTATGCCAAGGCGACATCTATGGTTGCTACGAAGGTGGGCCAGGTAGCTAAGATTTTTGGATATTCTAGACCCCAAATAGTCAGTGATTCACAAGTTGTTGTCCCCCGTTTTATGGGCAATATGTGTAATACTGACTCTCCAGAAAATCTTATTCGATTAACTGCAGATTCCAAGAATGAATTGACAATTGATAGTAGAGTCATGGGCTTAAGTGGCCAGGATGAACTAGCAATTTCTTCAATAGTTTCTCGTCCATCTTATTTTAGAACATTTGAATGGCCAGAAGCTAAGGGTCCAGGAGATATTTTATTTTCTGTAAAAGTACTTCCCACTCTTTTTAGGACCATAGGTGCGGGAGAAACTACGGAATACCACCAGACAGCTCTTTCTTTTGGATCTTTGCCTTTTTCAATGTGGCAGGGTTCAATAAAATTTCGCTTTATAGCTGTGGCTTCCGAATACCATCGAGGCAGGCTTAGGATAGTATATAATCCTAAATCCAATTCGGTTGGAGAAATTCCTTTTAATCAGGTATATTCTACGGTTATAGATATTGCAGAAGATAGGGATTTTGAATATGAAGTTAAATGGGCAGATATTAGAGCTTGGAATACTTGTCCGAGTTTAACTACTTATTCATCTTCAGATATTTATTCTGTTATTGCCCCAGTATCTGGTGGTGGTCTTGATGATAATGGTACATTGTCGGTTTATGTAGTCAATGAATTGGCTACACCTAGTACATATGATTCACCCATCAATGTTTTAGTCTGGGTGTCGGCAGGTGACGATTTTGCTTTGTCTGTCCCCACCGATAATAAACTTGCATTACTTTCACCATTTCGAAAAGAACAGGCACAAGTTGCTAAAACGTCTATTTCAGCTAAGACTGAGTTGATCGACGATTCTGATCAAGTTTCACCTCTGGAGGATGCAGATTACGCTCCTCAGAGTGAGATGTTGGCAACTTCTACAGATGATTCCAATGCCCCATTGGAAACTTCTATGGTTACAAGTTTTGGAACAAATATTGCAGATAATAGTCAATACTTGGTTTACCAGGGAGAGAGAATAGTTTCTTTTAGAGAACTTTTGCGAAGGTATTATTATCATACTTCGGAATTTCCTAATAAGTTCTTTCCTACCCGTCATACATTGGTAGATATGGGACAGTCTGATTTTCCATATTATAGGGGATATGATCTTAATGGACAGGGTAATGCTCCTGGAAATTATAAATTTACGTGGTGTAATAATACTTTGTTGAATTATTTAACTCCAGCTTATGTTATGAGACGGGGTGGTATACGTCACAAAGCAATTCATTCTGATAAACAATCCCCTACTGGAACTATGTCTGTATATAGGGCTGAACAGGACAGTATTGGTCCTGCTTATTGGAATACACGTGATCTCACACCAAATGGTGCACAGATTTATGATACTAATAGACAAATTTTGGCTTCAGGTATAACTACTTGTGCTGGTTTACATGTTACCGCTTTACCAGTTAATCCTGCTCTTGAATATGAGTGTGGATTTTATACTAGAGGACAGAGATTTGTAGCGGCACGCCGATTAGATTACTGGTCGGGTATTAGTGCCTCACATAGGATATTGGTTTCTTCACAAGCTGTGAACGATATAACATCACAGCGAATTGATAAGTATATTTCAGTAGCAGAAGATTTTACATTGGCTTTATTTATAGGAGCGCCAGTGTTATATAGTTATATTACTCCAGTACAAGTTCCATAAGTTAATCATCTGGGTTCGATCAACTTACTTTGTATTGTATATGTATATGTTTTTATATTTGTATACTTTTATATTATAGACGGTAGTCTTTAAAATACCGCAAGAAACTCTTTATAGAGTTAGGATACTGCTCGGCGGCTGAGCAGGGGTAATGATACTTTATCATTTCCTGGATGAGATGTTTTACATCTTACGCTGTGTTATTTATAACTCAGAGGTTTACAAGAAACCTATGTAAGATGTTTATCATCTTATGTAGGTTTTTGATTTTACTTTGAGTCGCAAATTTCTATAGCGTATATCCGAAATTGTTTAAATTTATTTATGTAATGTTCTTTGAGGTTATGATTCCTCGCGTGGTTACATAAACGAGTTTCGGG